CTAAGGACTTCACCATTACTAGTTCCTTTCTCTATTATTTTTTTTATTGAATGTGCTTTTAATTCAACATTAACACCATAAGGTTTCCATGCTTTTTTCATTAGATTTAGTTCTAATATAAATGTAGACCACTGACCTTGTGATATACCATCAACATTTATTGTAACTGTTTTCATTTTTATCCTTTCGTTTATATTATTTTTATGTTTCCTGAAACAGTAGTATTATTAGAATTAGGTTTTACCCAATGTTCTAAATAAGATGGAAAAACTACCATGTCTCCTTGTTTAAAATCTGATTCATATTGAAAATTAAATATCTTATTTGCTGTGCTTTCTAATAAATTTTTTACTGGAGAATTAAACACTGTATATGATTTGTCTGTTTTATAATAAATTATAAATGAAAAATCAGCTGGATGAACATGGTTTCCTTGATAATCTTTATTTTCATATTTATTTATCCAAATTTCAAATACACTAAATACAAAAACTTTACAGTAAGGTTTTAATAGATGATCAAGTGTTTCTTTTAATTGTTCTTTTAAATAATCTATTGAATCTTTATCAAGTAAGGTATTACCATTATAAGTAGTTTTTACTTTTGATTCAAAAGTTTCTTTAAATTCTTTACCTGTTATTTTTAATTTAGATAAATCTAAATGTTTAATACCAATCATGTTAGGAAACAAAGATTTAACATTTACCTTGTCTGTTGTATTTTCAATTTCTTTTTTCATTTTTTTAATCTCTTCATTTCTTCATACATTTTTTGTAATTTAAACACACTACAGTTAGATATAAAGTCTTGTACTTCTTCTCTTATTTCTTTCTGCTCTGCGTATACTTTCTGTTTATTTTTTTGTTGCACCATATCGATGCCCCATCTTGTTTGATCTGTCATAATATTCCTTTCATATCTAATGTATATAGGATATTATATGATTGTCAACCCTTTCCCTGGCCCTTGTATCTTTTCGTACGTTTTTGGCGTTTTTCTTGCTTATTTAACGATTTTTTATGTTTTCTAGGCCCTCTTTTTTTAGGTTTGTCACGAGGTGTGAAGAATTTAAAACTTTTTTTAGCCACGAGTATCTTTAATTTCTTCTACTGATAAATCTATCGGCAGATAACTTATCTTGCCATTTACTTTTTGTTCAATGTCTCCACCACAGTTTAGACATCTATAATAATCTTGTACTATTGATATTAGTAATGTGTGGTCCTCACAATGTGGACAAACTCCATCTACCATTTTAGCTTTCTTAATTATCTCTGCAAAGATCGTGCTTTTTTTAGACAAGATCGACCGCCTTTCCTATTACTGGTTTGTATTTAGTTTTACCCTCTGATTTAAATGCGTGTAAGAATTGTTTTCTAGGTTGTTCAGTTGTAAAGCTGCAGTGTATCCATCCTGAATTAGGTTCGCCGGGCGTGTAGAACTCGAGTATCAATTGATCAAATTCTAGGTTCATGTAAATCCAATCAGCTAATTCTGCATTGTCAGTTCCCATACATTCAAAGTCTGCGGCCTCAGCTTTTGCATGTTGGCTGTTGATCGAGCTACCTATTTTTAGGCACAGCTGCTCGCTACGGAACCCGCTAGTCACCTTGACTCTACCAAAGTGATCACGTACTGGCTGTAAAATATTTTCACAAAGTGCTTTTAATTTCTCTATCTGACCTGAGTTAGGATTGTTATTGATATCCAAACGAACAGCAGTATCTGATTTAATTAACTCTTGAAGAGTGAAGTTACGTGAAAGATTCATTTTAGTTTGATAGTGGATTTTTTGTGCTAACCTTTATCTCTTCTATTTGTACTTTTAATAAATCTATTTCTTTTTTGTTGATTAAAGAAACAGTGTGTGAATGTTCTACTTGTTCATGTGTATGTGATGTGTCAACATTTTCTAGTTTGTTAACTTTTTCTTCTAGCACAGCTATTGCACTTTCAATACCTGATGTATCTACTGTTGAATGTTCTTGTGATTCTAATGCGTCTAACTTTGTTACAATCTCACCATACTTAACAAACCCACCACCTATTGCTGCGATGACACCAAGTAATGCTGCGACTCCTGCTAGTTGACCTTTAATTTTATCCATTTTTAAGTACCTCCAACTCCATTAAGATTTGTTGTTTTCTTGTGTTAATCTCTTGAAGCTTACGTGCTTTGATCTCCATCTTATCATTTTGTATATAAGTTGCAAGACTCTTATCTGCATATATTAATCTATTATCTATAAGGTTTAATTGATCTAAATATATGTCTTTTGGTGCATAAAATGCTACGTTGTAGGAATCTAATGATACCTGGTCCGTGGTCATAGCTTCCATCTTAATTATATTTTTTATTTGTAGATTTTTAGAGATATTTTTTATATCCTTGTCCACTTTTTCCATTACTTTTGCAAGATTTTTGACGATAGCTTTTTTCTGTTGTATCGCTTTTTGTTTGGCAATCTTTTTTGTTTGAACAGCGGACTTTGTAGGAGTCTCGCTAGTAGGTTTCTCTTCTTTAATTTCTTCTTCATTTGATTCTTCTATAACTTCTTCTTGTTGTTCTTCTATTATTTCTTCTTCTATCATTTCTTCTTCTTCTATCATCTCTTCTTCTTCTTTCATGACTATTTCTTCCATTATTTCCTCTGCCATAGCTTCTTCTTCCATAGGCATTTCTTCAACCATCATTAACATAGGTTCAAAAGATAATTCTTCTTCCGGCATCATTTCTTCTAGCACAGGTGGCTCAGTAAAAAATGTAACCATTTCTTCAAACATTTGTTCTATTTCTACAAACTCTATATACTCAAAAACATCTTCTAAATCTTCAAATACTTCACCAATCTCATCTACTATATCATCATCTAATACAGAAGTATCGTAAGTCATAGTAACAGAAACGTTATCTATGTTAGGACCACCTAGATTAGCAGGAGCATTAGCATCAGATCCAGATATATTTATATTACCTACATTAGATCCTGTGCCTGTATATATTAATCTGTCTGTAAAGATTGCGCCATTGATACCTGTAGTATCAGTTCTTATTGTAGTGTTTGATGCAAGAGTATTACCATCAGAGTCTTTGATTGTAAGTACATTTGTAAATGTATCAGCATCACCTTGTCCACCCCAACATCCTGCAACACTACACTCACCATTTTGTGCATCCATACTAGAGTCTAATGTAATACCATTATCTAACATATTTTGTGTTATAGTATTTGTGGATAAATTAAAGTCTTGTTCAATAGAACCACTGTCACCAAATTCTAAATCATAATTACTTGATACACCATTTAACTCACAGCAATCATTTAATACCTGTACGTCACCAGTTACAGTCCAACCATTAGAGTTACCTGTTTCAAAGTTTCCGTTTGTAATAAGATTATTTGTTGTTACTTCTTCTGCTTTAGCACCAAGAATAGCTAGGGTTAATACTAAAAATGTAATTAACCATTTCATTTACTTGTTAGCCTATCCATGTGTGCATAGATACGACCTATAACTTTATCTAATGATAGTAATTCTTGCTGCATCATGGCTACCATAGTTTGTAATTCTATTATTGTAACTAGGGCCCATGTTGATAGACCCATAAGAATTGTGCCTAACAACGCAATTAATGCGGTATTAGTTTTTCTTGTCATCTTTTCTTTTGTTTCTTAGGTGTAAATAATTTATCTATAACTCCACATATTTTATCTAACGCTCCAAAAAATTTATATACAAATCTATCTATCATCTAGGATCTTTCCACTCTATCTTTTTTTTATCTTTAATTTGTTCGTTTTTTGTAATTTTATCCATAGCTTCTAATTCTTTTGTCATTTGTTTCTGTGCTTCTAAATCAGCTTTTGCTCTATCTTTCATACGTTTGACATATGTTTCATAATCCGGTCTTTCATGATCGTACTTAGACCATAATGCTTTTGCATCTTTACCAATTTTACCATCTATAGGGCAAGGTGTGCCTGCTTGTATCATAGACTCAAACACTCTTTCGTCTTGACAAAGTATAGCTACAGCTGCAACTTTCATACCGAAGTCATTTAATATTCTTGCTAATTTTAATCTTTCACAATTTTTATCTATAAAATGTTTCCCGCCGCTGATTCCTAGTCCAAATGTCTGCACACCTAGTGATCCACCTACTGCACATACATCCTGTGTCATAGAATTGTATGATGGCGCTGATGATGTTGGTGGTGCTGATCTTATATTAGAATTAGATGTAGAGTTTGTTGTTGTGTTAGATGATGATCCGGATTGATATGTTGTTGCTCCGCCAGTATACCCACCTTCAATACTTGTGTTGGATCCGCTTACGTTCGTTTGTGTTTCTGCAGAATATCCTGGCTTTACACAAAATGCTAACAAAGTCATTAGTATGATTAATACACCTGTAAAATAATAATTCATTTTGCTTATCTCCATTATTTTTCGTATACAACCTCGTTTTCCCATGTCTTGTCTTCGTCTTTTGTACTACAAATACATTTAGTGCATTCACAAATGTCGATATGTGAAATATCTTCACAATGACAATCGTGTTTACAATCTTCACATTTACTCATATTAACCAATCCAGCTTTTAACAATATTTGTTAACCAATCCCAAACTTTTCTAATTGGTCTTACAATCCATTTTTTAATCATTTTTCTTCTCCTCTATTTCGTAGAAAAATTTATCCGTGTCTTCAGTTTGCCATTTACCAGAATCTTCTACGTTCCACTCTGATGTCTGTACCTTCCAATCAGGGATGTTGTTCTTTACTGTAAAAGAAGGTAAGTCCCATATAATTCTATTGTTAGGTTGTGCTGCAAAATTGCCATCATTTAAGGCAATAATGTGAGCGCACTTATGTTCGTGCGGTATTTCCGAATGTTCGGTGTCGACTATATTACTCTCTGGATGTGCAAAGTCAACGGTAAAGAGGTAATTACCATGATGCCATTTCTTATCTTTTCCTATATACTTACCGTGTTGACCACTTAAGATATCATAAGTAGTAACAGCAGGGTAATAACTAAAGCTATTCCAAAGTTCCAATTCATCAAGTCTCTTAGTGGGAACAGTTGATGGTTCATAATCACGTTGAATAAAAGCCGTAATTGGCAAACGATAAAAGACTGCACCGTTTTCCATAATTGCGTGCCATAGTATAGCCCTTCCTGTAATACAGCTAATACCAAAGACAATACAATCTTCAACTTCTCCATGATGTTTTTTATTGTCATATAGATACTCCTTTCTTATTTGTGCATAGATTGGCGGTATGTTTGCATTTAAATATGCCATAATAATTATCCATTTATTTCTCCCCAGTTATTTCCTGATTCATAATCAACTTTGTTGGGGATCTTTAGTGTAACAGCTTCTTCCATAATCTCAATAATTTTTTTAGCTTGCTGTGGTGATTCTACAGAAATATCAAGTTCATCATGTATCTGTATGTGTGGCACAATACCTTCTCGATATAGGTTTAGCATTGCTTGTTTAGTCATATCTGCTGCTGACCCTTGTATTAATTTGTTTAGTGCTTTGTAAGTAAATGCTCTTCTTATATTTGGTTTTATATTTTTTAAAATTTGATCTTCTGTAATCTCGCCTAATTCTATTTTGTATTTTTGTCTTTCTATTTCTTTTGTTTTTTGTTTAATAACAGAAGCTTCTCTTGCCTCTGCCTCAGTCATAGGTGGACTAAAAACTCCAGGATTGTATTCATTTAATTCCCACTTATCAAATCTACATTTTCTTCCAAGTAAAGTTCTAATATATCCTAATGCTGAACCATCTTTTGAAGTGTTGTTCATTAAATCTTTAACAAAAGGAACACGATCATGGTATTTATTAAATAATTTTTCTGCTTCATCTTTTGTAGACAGACCTAATTCCGCTTGAAGTTTTGCTTTACCCATACCATAAAATAGTCCAAGATTAATTGTTTTAGCTTGTGTTCTAGATATATCTGCCATGTCTGCTACAGTTTGATGAAAGTCTACTTCATTGTTATTAAACTCATCTACAATTTTTTTTACCTCTTCTTCATCACGAAGTTTTTGACTTGATGCTGCATAGTGTACAACTAGTCTTGGTTCTTGTTGTGAGTAATCAAAACAACCCCAAGTATGTTTTTCTTCGGGTATAAACAATGATCGTATCATTGGCCCTAGCTGCTTGTTCCTCGCTGGTATTTGCTGGAGGTTTGGATTAGAATATGAAAATCTACCTGTTACAGTTCCACCACCTTCACCTCTAATAGGATTAATGTCTGCATGTATTCTACCTTTATGTTGGTACTTGATAATCGTATCTATAAATGTAGTATGGGCTTTGTTTATTTCTCTTGCTTTTGCAATTTTATTAACAATAGGATGTTTATGTTCTTGAAGAAAATTTTTAGTAAAGGATGGTGCTTTTGATTTTGCAGTTCTTTCGTAAGGTAAATTTAATTTATCAAAAACTTTGGCGATACTTCTTGCAGCCCATATTTGAGGTTCTAGGTTGGTTTCTTTTTTTATTTCTAGGAGTAAGTTTTCTTCTTGTGATGCTAATTGCTGCTTCAATTTATGAGCTTTTTCAACGTCCACTCGAACGCCTTTAATCTTCATATCAATTAAACATGGAAACAATTGCGTTTCAAGATCAAATACATTTGTAAGATTTTGTTTTTTAATTTCAACAGATAACTTTTTAAAAAGTTTTAAAGTTAATTCGGCATCTTTTTCTGCATAAGCGCCAACAAACATATCCGGTAGTTTCCACATTTCAGCTTTTGGATCAACACCTGCTTTAGCTGCAGCTTCTTTTAATGCCGTCTCATCTTTAACCTCACCTAACCATTCATAAGAAACGCTATTCAATGAGTATGAAAATTTGTTCTCATCAACCAATGCTGCCATCACCATTGTATCTACAATGTGTCCATTAATCTTAACTCCATATGCTTTTAACCAACAAACATCATACATTGCATTGTGAAATAATTTTGTAGCAGGTAAAGCACATACATCTTTAATCCAACTCATAACACTAACTTCATCAAAATGATTTTGTTCTAAATGACCAAAAGAATAATACCCTGACCAACCTTCAACAGCCACTGCAATACCTACTATCTCACCTTCTCCAATTAATGCACCAGAACCTTTTGATTTTAAACCTGGATCTCTTGTTTCTAAATCTATTGCAATATACTTATGGTCTTTTAAGTCTGGAAAAGAAGTAGGACTATTCCATTCTGTTTGCGCAGTATACATTTATTTATAATCCCTTTCGATTATCATTTCTATAAAGTGAATTGCTTTTAATAAATCTTGTTTCTTTCCTTTGTCTGCATGTCTGATAATATATTTTATAGCACACCCCTCTGGATAGAGCAACTTATTCTCTATTACAAACTTGCTTGGTTGAATTTTATATTTTTGATAGTGAGATCCTCCGATTTGTTTGTCGTATGGTTTCATATTATTTGTCCTCCTATTGTGTAGTAGTGTGATGTTAATGGTGATAAAATATATAATCTTTGCATTGCTCGTGTTACACCTACAAAAAATAATCTATGTGTTGAATCTGGATCTTCAGCTGCTTTTTGTGCTAACATTGTTGATTGTGTCTCTGTTCCATAATCTATACATAAAACAATATTTTCCCTTTCTCTACCTTTAGCTCCATGTATAGTAGATAATTCTATTCTCGGATCTGTTGATAAATCATCACCACTTTTTAAAATACTTTTTATATATTTTTTTACATCTTCATCAAAACTTAATTGTTGCCAGTCACCATCAATTAACAAACCATGATCTTTTTTTAAAATATCTAAAGATATTAATTCATCACCACTCAATGTTTTGCCACTAGAATAACCATATTTAATATGATCTTTGTTATAGTTTAAATAAGTCCACATATTTTTTGTCTCTTCGACTGTAGCTAATTGTCCATCGTTTAACTTGTTCCAGGTTCTATAAGCCTCTAATGTTTTTTGTGGTAGGATAGTATTTCCTTTACCAAAAATTCTTAAACCTTTTCTATAAAAATGCTCTGAAAAATCCTGTAATAATTTGTTAGTCGTTGCCAAAATCATCCACTCTCCTTTATTAAAATCTAAATCTTCTAAAAAACAATTTTCAATAAGTTCACCTTCTTCATTTTTAGGATACCATTTTTTATCTACTCGTTTATTTATGTAAGGTAATATTTCCAAGGCTTTTCTATGTATTGCTTTTGGAACCCTATGAGATATTTCTTGATCATCTCTCTCACCTTCTAGGTCTATAAAAATATTAGAGTCTGCACCCTGAAAGTTATATATTGTTTGATCGTCATCCCCTGCAATGTATGATCGTTTACATTTAGACTCAATATAAAAAAACATATCCCATTGCAAAGGATTCAGATCTTGGGCTTCATCAAGAAAAATTGCATCGAGAGCAAGATGCTTTTGTTTCTCAACAAATATTTTAATCATGTCAGAAAATTCATACATAACATTTGATTTTTTATAATACTCAATGTCTCTTTCTAATTGCTGCACAAAAAATATATCTACAGCGCCTTGATGATAATTTAATTGTATAGATGATTCTTCTAAACTAATTAATTTTGCTCTAGCATAATTTATAACTTGTAAGTTTTTATCCTGGTGTATGGTAGTTCCGTTTTCATTTATAAAAGTATCAAAGTTAACTGCAGAATAAATTGGAAATACATTTTTAAATTGTTTCCACTTTTTACCCTTCAATAAGTTTTCTTTGGAGTTAATACCTAATTCTTTTGTGCCTATACCATGCAACGTAGATACATATAAAAGTTCAAGACCTGGAAATACTTTTTCTATTTTTATAGAACCATCTAAAGCTGCAGCTTTACTAAAAGTAACGTAAGCTATTTTTTTTGAATCTGTATGTAGTTCATTAATTTCTTTATTTAAATAATGATTAACAAGTCTATAAGTTTTACCTGTACCAGGTGGTCCCATTATTTTTTTTCTAATTACTGCCATGGTTCTTTCTCCATTTCATATTTTTTTGTAGAGGGTTTGTCTAAATTAACATGATTCATTTCTAAAACTCTATGTGTTTTACCATCTATTTTTGGAGTAGTTTCTGTTGCTTTAAATAACTGCTGCAACATTCTTAATGTTTTTTGTTTAGGGTATGTTTTATCAGCCCAAGTTTTTGTCCTTAATAAATATTTCCAAAAATTTGCAAACTTAAACATAGTGATGCCATTCTTATCAGTGAAAGCAACACCTCTTAAAATATCTTCCTTATCTCTACCTGGAGTTTTATTAATATACTCAGACAAAATTTCAGTTAATTGTACACTAATTTTAGAAGACTCTGGAGCTGTTATTGGTTTAGCATTTACCATTAATTTGATTAAAGCTTTTCGCCATGCATGTTTTGGAACAGGCATTAAAGGTTTACCAATTTGTTCCATACACGCTACAGAAAATTTTTCCGCATCATGAAGTGTTGAACCATCTACTTCTACGGTAGGACCATCTAATGAAACAAACCAAATTGGTGGTTCAGATTCGTACTTTCTAATTTCTGTAATTTCTAAAGTAGGACCATCTTCTCCTATACCAAATTCTTTTGTTGCACATTTTTTAGCACTACAAAAACTAGCTATTGGCTCATCTTTACATTTATACTTATACTCTTTATTCTCTAAAGATTTTTTTAATACATCAACTTCATTAGAACCTAATGGTGGCTTCATAAATTTCTCATCGTATATATGCATACGACCTTTCCATTCATTATTTTGTGGATATCTTTTTTTAAGATAGACACCAACATTGTACATACAATTATTTCTTTGTCCGTTTGGAACTCCGTCACTTAGTAAAGTAACTAGACATGGTGGCATACCTTTAAAATAATCTAAATTTTCTTTTTCGTTTACAATAGCAAAGTTAGTTAACTCTTCTTCTGTCATAGCCATTTCACTATGGTAATTAAAAAATTCTTCTAAAGACATTTTAATTCCCTTAGAATTAAAGGCATATCGTACTGTATCTTTGTAATTATAATATGGTAAATTTAAAAAACTTCCTGTGTCGCCTCTAGCAACATTAATAGTATCTTGTTTAGGATATATTTCTGCTCTTGCATAACCAATTTCTGATGCTATAATTTTTAATTTTGCTCTCATTACGATCGCTGGAACAAAAGTTTTTGTAAAAACAAATATGTGTGCTCCACCAGATTTAGAACGAAACACTATTGCTTTAATATTTTTTTCTTGTAATTTTTTAACAAACTCTTGATGATCTACAGGGTATACATCAACATCAATACAACCCCATTTTAATTTATTCTCTCTATTAATTGGAATAATACCTAAACCTGGATCTTTACCTTCTAAATGATCTTGCCATAATTTTTCAATAGGTGGTTTGTGTATTGTAAAGGAACTAGTTTTATTTTTACCCTTCTCATTAATCTCATCACTTTTTTTAGTGATACCATGGGCAATGTCTAGACCTTCAAAAATATATATAAATTTACTTAACTCTTTCATATTGCTCTCTGATTAAACATGGGCGGCCTACGTCTCCATCGGCCGCCCACTATTCACACTATTTGCTAGCTAAACTAGTGTAAAATTTCTTAGCACGTTCGTATAAAGCTTCGTTTTTAACTGGACCAATCTTGGTAACGTTATAACCGTACCATTGATTGCCTTTACCAGAATTTAAAACTGAAGTTAATTTATAACTGTGGCTAAAAGATGATGGATTGTATGGTCCATTCTTACCTTCAAAGGTAATAGACAACATCATAGAATTCCATCCTCTGCTTATTTTACCTTGAGATGAACTCATAGATACTAAAGCTTGTTCAATAGAATCTCCATCGGCGATTAGGATATAGTGTTGACCAACAGTTAAGATATAATTACCATTATCTAATCGGTCTTTACCAGATCCATCTTTAGTTGTTTTTGATAGAATCTCAGAGTCGTCTGCATATATGTTTTCTGGTCTATTAGAACCAGTTCCAAAATCAGCCCACTCTTGATACTCTAACTTGTAATGACAAGGAATAACTTCTATTCCTTTTGCTCCATCATATAGTTTTTTTGTAACTATATTTAAAAACATACCAGGTTCTGCACCTTCAACATAATTTTGATTACGTCTTTGTGCTTCTCCTGAGCCATTTTGTAAAAGTTTTAAGATAGGTAAAGCCAAACTAGTTGTCTTTACATTCTCAAAACCTGCTGCAGCATCATCTTCAAACAATATTGATGAAGGTAATCCTGCTTCTTTCTTTGTCGTCATTTGCTTCTCGTCACTCATATCTATCTCCTAGTGATTTTTGTACTGTTACCTGCGTAAGTTTTGAATAAATCAGAGGGCATCTCACGTCCAGATTCGAGACGCTCCCTGACTACTGCTTTAAGTGTCTGAGGATGAACGCCAATTTTCTGGACGGGTTCATACCCCTGACCTTGTGCAAGGTTTGCGTATTCGCTTGCCTTGTTGTCTTCGCCTCGACCAAAGGTAACGGTAATATCATTTTTAATAATATCACCTAGGTCGTTGTCTCGAAGCCATGTAAAAGCTGCCTCTTGATTTTCTTGAGGTATGGATGCACCGTATATTTTTTTTATTTCTACGGACTCACCATCCTTCAGCTTTAATTTTGTAATATGCATTTCTTCCATCATCGTTGGTATTTCAAACTGCGATAATTGTTTTGCTTGTTCTTTTAATTTAGAAACACTTTTTTCTGCGTTAGAAATTTCGTCTTCTAAATTTTTAAGTTTTATAACTTTATCGGATAATGACTTTGCAGCATCCGCTTGTGTTACAGATTGTATTCTATCTTGTTCATAGTCTATTTGACTCATCGATTTCACCTCTTTCATGTATGTTAAACTCAGTTGGGTAATACATTTTTTCTTGCCTGTCCCAAGTTAACGTTGTGTACTTTCCATTGTTAATATCACACGCAACAGCAATTGCCAAACCAATAACTTTAGGATCTCCAGATAAAAGTAAAAAATCTTTATCAGAAAAATCTTTTAGCAATCTTCTCAATTGATAAGTTATAGGTCCAGGACTTCTAACAATTTGTGTATCTTCTCTAAGAAGAACTTTTATTGTACCAAATTTTTGTGCCCCAATAATATTATATTTAGGACGACCTATTTTAGTACCTGGTACTTCTTGTAGTAGATATACAATTGGTTGATTGTTTAACGTGTTTTCTTTCATGCTTGACAATATAGTATTTTATGTTTATATTGTCAACTAGAAAGAAGTAATAAATGATTAACTATAAATTTAAGACTGTGCCTTACGCGCATCAATTAACTGCGTTAGAGAAGTCATGGGAAAAAGAAGTGTATGCCTACTTTATGGAAATGGGTACAGGTAAATCTAAAGTATTAATAGACAATATATCTATGCTTTATGACAAAGGTAAAATTAATGGTGCTTTAATTATAGCACCTAAAGGAGTATATCAAAACTGGTATAACTCAGAAATACCCACACACCTTGTAGATCATATAGATAAAAAAATGGTGTTATGGCAAGCAATGATAAATAAAACTCAAGCACGAAAACTTGATACTTTGTTTAAAACTGGTGAAGAATTACATGTTTTAATTATGAATGTAGAAGCATTTTCTACTAAAAAAGGTGTTGATTTTGCACACAAATTTTTAAGCTGTCACAATGCATTAATTGCAATTGATGAGTCTACTACTATTAAAAACCCTGGTGCTAAACGTACAAAAAACATATTGGGTTTAGCAAAACATTCTAAGTATAGAAGAATACTTACAGGTTCTCCTGTTACTAAATCACCGTTAGATTTGTATACACAATGTTATTTTTTAAGTCCTTGGTTGTTAGATCATAGTTCTTTTTATACTTTTAAAAATAGATATGCAGTAATGCGAACAGCTAACTTTGGTGGACGATCTGTACAAATTGTTGTGGGTTATCGTAATCTTGGTGAGTTATCAGAAAAATTAAAAAATTTTTCTTACCGTGTATTAAAAGATGATTGCTTAGATCTACCAAAAAAAACATTTATGAAACGTATTGTACAATTAAGTGATGAACAAAAGAAAGTTTACTCTCAAATGAAACAAACAGCTTTAGCTTTTTTAAATGGTAAAGCTGCTACAACTGCAACGGTTATGACACAACTTATGCGATTGCATCAAATAACGTGCGGACATTTTACATCTGATGATGGTACTACTCAAGTATTAAAAAATAATCGTATAGAAGAATTAATAGATCTTTTACATGAAGTACACGGTAAGGTTGTAATTTGGGCACATTATAGGCACGACATAGAAACAATCGTAGAACACATTAAAAAAGAATTTAATACAGGTGTGGATAACTGTGTGATGACTTATTATGGAAACACCTCTGTTGAAGACAGACAAAAAGCAATTAAAGAAATACAAGATCTAGATAGTCCGGTTAGATTTTTAGTTGGTACACCTCAAACGGGTGGTTATGGTATTACCTTAACTGCTGCATCAACTATGATTTATTATTCTAATGGTTATGATTTAGAAAAAAGACAACAGTCAGAAGCTAGAATAGATAGGATAGGCCAAACTAAACCTATGACTTATGTAGATATTAT